AGCAGACGGCACCCATCTCCCATGAAAGGGTTGAGTAACATTAGGTGCAATATTTGAAAAAATACCCGTGCCTATAGTTCCTGGGAAGGAGGAGGTTACAAAACTACTGTTCCATTGGTCAGCGTCGGTTTGTAAAGTATTTATAATCTCAATCTCAGAGGTGTCCGACATTGCGGACCAATGATAATAAGTATCATCAATTTGGAACCCTGCATATATTTTATTTAATACGTGGAACGGGCTGAACTGACGGAATATATCGATTACTGCGGGTAGAGCTGATTTACCTAATTTAGTTTGGGCAAGATTATAAAATCCTTCCTCTGAGAAATCCATACTGGAGATACTAAATTTACTGTTTACGGTAGAGGATTTAGAATTCCACACATCAAACAGGGACATATTTTCAAGCTCTCCTTTACGAATAATACGTTCGTAATTAAAAGGGAGATTGAGTCCAGAGGACATAAATGTAAAGCCTAAGTTTACTCCAAAATTAGGCATGTTGTACATATTGCCGTCCGCTAATTCAGTGGAGCTAGTAATATATCGGGAAAGGCTGGCAGCCGCGGTTGAAGAAACATTAAGACCTAGGTTCTGTACTGGTCGAATAAGTAACGCGGACAAATCTCTCAATACAGGCGCGTCAATTAAAGTATTTTGGTAAAAACGCTGTTCTTCAAATGGTGGGACCGGGATTCGTCTTCCGCGATGGAAGAAGCCCGGCTTCTGTACACCCGCACTTACTTGCGTATTTATAATGTCCGATTCTCTAAACGATTTACCATGAAATTTAATAAAATCATGTTTTTCGTTTAAGTACTGTAAAATATAATCGGTAAGGAAACGAGCGTTATTGTCCGGGTTGTCCAGGTCATAATTAGTTAATTTCATAGGAATGCTCGAGGCTTCCAATGACCTATTCCATGCTCTTATGAGTTTGTTATATGATTCAGTGTTACTACCGAAATCGGTTTCCGTTTTAATAACATAATAAATTAAATTAGGAACATATGATTCATACATTTCCTGAATGCCAGATGTGGGGTTATTAGCATCCCACAGACCCGAAGGGATTACCATCTGCACTGCGTTTGTTAAAGCTTGTCGTGTTCCTTTTGCTTTGTATAAATAAATTGCTTGCTTAAGTTGTTCTCTCCATTTAGCGGGGTCGGTAGTAAAGAATGTCCATCCAAGGTATCGACCTAGGTATTGTAAAAATTCTTCTGGGCACTCATCAATATCTAACAAAAACTGTACGTCTCGAATAGTGTCTTTAACATCATAAAACGCATAAGCTAAAGCTTTCAACATTTTGCCCATAGGACCTGCATTCTCCATTCGTCTCACATCGAGACCGAGCAAAGAAGCATTTACAATATCTTTAAAGTATAGAGAGTTGGGGTCATCTTCATTAACCCAAACATTCACCATCGTATCCAGGGCGCTTACTAACTGTGAGCCTGACGCATAATAATTGTCGGCGTAGACCGACGACAAAACGTTAAAAGGAGGGGGTAAGTAGTTTTGTCGAATTTGTGTCCAACTTGCTCCTCCCCCTAAACAATTTCGGAGAATCCATTTCATTAACATGGACACACCTTTAGCTTCCGTAATATCGTTTCCTAAATAAAGGTCCTGCGTTATCCCACTAAGTAAAATGGAGCTGGGAGCAATAGAATTCGTGTCTTCGATTCTACCACTTGTATTTAACATATAAGCCCAACCTAACTTATCTAAAAGTTCATTTTGTACAGAAGAGACCGAGTTTTTGGATGCGTCTACTATAGAACTATACCCAGAAACGAACTTCTCAGTTACAAAATTTAAATGGGTGTTCGGGAGAGCAGATGTTATTACGAAAGAACTAAAATCATTGACGTTAGTAAAATCACGTAAAGATTTATTTAATGGATTAAGTACATGTCGTTCAAAAGTATAAGGAGAAACTCTACTTATCTTATTAAAAGGAACAAAATAAGGAACAAACCGAATACTTGAATAGGTTGCTCCTGCTGACCCTCCGAATTGTACGGAGGAGACAGGGATATCGATTAGTGACGACATATTTTTTGCAGTGTAAAGAAGCTTTGCTAATACATTATATTGCAAATCTTCTTCTTCACCGTACAAACTATATTCTGTCTCGTCGTAAAACTCGGGCACTATCCGCTTAATTACTTCTATGTAATTAGCTTTAAAATGCTCTTGTTCTGGTCCACTGTCTGATGCCATTATACTAATTCGACTGTAAACTCAAAGTTATTGAGTTGGATAATTTCATTGAAATTTAAATATATATCGGAGTCGATATTATTAACCTTGAAGAATCTCACTTCAGGAACTTGTAACATGTAATTATTGATATCCGCTAATGAAAGTACTTGACCAAATTCCATATTATCTATATTAAAGTATTTTATTAACTCATTTGCCGCTTTTTGTTTGATATTATCTGCGTTCCGGCGATTACTTTTATCAATGTAAAGGGTTGCAACTAAATCTAAGGTTCGAATAACCCCATCAGAAACAACAATGTCATCCGTAAGCATTTTATAATTTTGGAAGTAATCCAGTAGTTCTTTTTTAAATGCTACAGAAGCTCGTTCAAGTTGGTTCTCCGAGGCTTTTCCCAACACAAACAAGTCAATAACGTTAGCGGCTGCGCCATTTTTACGCAAGGATGCTATGGCTTTGGCTGATTTTCCCGTGGTTCCAACAAAGCTATTTGCTAAAGTGTTATAATCCTCTCCGGTAACCGCTCGATACTGTGTTCGAAAGAAGTATGGTGCGTAGCGTTTCGCATGCGCGACGCTTTCCGCAGCAGTGCCTCCTGTCCCTTTTGTCGTGTTTATTATATCCGCGGATATGTTAGTGACTCCGTTGAGTACGTTAATAGTTTCAGATAAACTTTCTCTTGCTATATCTCCGTTTACTCCTCCTCCTGTTCGAAAAGTAACTACGTAATTTGCGCCCGGTGTAGGCATTCTTCCTCGAACTCCATCGCCAAAAAGTAAGGTACATGTCATATCTTGGTTATACTTCTTTTCAAATACAGGAGTTAGCCCGCCAGACGCAACATACAAATTGGATATTTCATTGTAGTAAGTGCCACCATCTTCAGTAGATGATACTCCAATACTACCTTCAATCACGGGACCATTTTTTATGGAAATGGACTGGCGGTTAGCGTCATTCCCGAATCTTCCAATCTGAGATTGAATTACCCCTTCCAATAACATAATATTGGTAGTTTGTGCTGCAGCCGTAAAATCACTTTTAGGTATTGTAAGGTCTTTGGACCAAAGATTTAAAGTTCCATCAGCTTTTTGGCGCATAATAGAATAAGTAAGAGGGGTGCCACTACGTTGATTTACTACCCTTATTCTTCTATCGCTTTCTTTTATAACAACACCTCCGGACCATATATAACTCGAATTAACTAAAGAAGGTAAACTTAATCTTCCTGAGGCTTTAGAAGCGGTCGGTCCCTTCATAGATACGCCAATTAACTGCAGTAGTCGGGAAAGGTTATTTCTATCCTTTACAGTATCGACATACATTTCATTAGCCGTCATGTCTGCACGTAAAGTTAACGTGGTTGCCATATAAGCAAACATTTCTAACAGCATTTGACCTAAATCGGATGCAGCAAAGTTATTGTAGTCCAGAGGGTAAACGGATTTTAAGTAATTTTGTAAAGCTGCACGGTAATCGTTAAAACCGTTAAGGTTATAATCAATTAAGTCGGGTTTGCGGTCATCAGGAATCTGTCCGAGTTTTAAGAAATCGGATTCTATGGTTCCGTCAAACCCGGAAGTATTGTACAGTCCGTTGAAAAATTTGGAATAGTCTTGTGCCATATTATACAGTTAGAGCCACAGTTGTCGTGGTAAGTAAATCATTCTTCGTAGAAAGTACCAAAGATATAGTTAAAGTGTTTAGTTCTTCGTTAGGAACGAGGTCGAGTTTCTGTACGACAACACGAGGTTCGTACGTAGCGATAGTTTGAGTAATTTGTGCTTGTAGGGTAGATATCAAAGTGGTGTCAAGAGGTTGAAATAAAGAGCGACGGATATCGGTGCCATAATCTGGTCTCATTACTCGTGCTCCTCTACTCGTCATAATGAGTTGAATGACGCCATCTCTTAATGAGGTCAAATTTTCATTTTGAGAACATACTCCTCCCACTCCATCAAACCTCATAGGAAATGCAAAACCTAAAATATCGGTTCTATTTTCGGTTTTTTGATAAGGTAGATTGAAATTGACCATCGTGTTATGGGGTTAATATATTTTTAAAGAAACCTTTTTGTGCATCAAAATTAGATAAGGCTTCAGTAGTAGTTAGGGGCTTTCCGTAAATCTTGAAACTCCCTACAAAACCATCTAATCCACTACGAGGAATTACCCTTACATCAGGACCAGCCGACCCTTTACTGCTAGATAGAGGAGGGGAATGTTGCCCGGTGATATAGGTTTTCCCGGTTATTGTTGTAGTATTAACATCAGCTCCCGGCTTAGTTTGTTGGTAAGTGTTGTTTGTGTTAGAACCGAGGAAACCCATTGGGCGATAATCGGCTCCTTCAATACCTGGGATATTGTCTGTATATCCTCCTCCGATAATCCACGGAGTGAACACCGGGAAAGCGACTCGCTCGGGGGTTAGAGGTTCGTCGTAAATGTTAACGCCTAAGAAACTTTCTTGGCTTGGCGCGGTTCCTCGAGTTGGGTCTGAAGGTAAAGGTGGGTGTTTACCTATTTTAGCTGCAGTTGGCATAACCGACCTGTTAGGGGCAACACCTAATACATCTGATAGGGACGAGGTGCTTAGTAATTCCCCGTCTAGACAAACCCTAACTTCGTTTATTTGATAATCAAAGGCGACATTAAAGTGCAGGTACCCGCTACTTACGTCCGCTATACTTGACCCGCTGTTATTTTTGGTTCCGCTAGGAATAAACATTCCAATCGCGGACACATCTGCCGGTCTAGGAGCCCTAACATTACCCCATTTTTCAGCTAGACATACACTATGACCCCAACTAGTATTCGGATTGCGGGTGTAATTTTGGTTTTGTCCTACGGTAGGAGCTATAAAAAACTCAAGACCGCTAGTTGCGAAGCCACTGGTTTTTTCAGGCGTTCCTTTATCTCTCCATCCCATCATCATACCTACTGTTTTTGTTGCGTCTGTTGTTTGGTTTAATGGGTCGTTAGGATTAGCTAATACAAATTGTCCTGGGACAGGTCCGCTATTCTCGTTAGCAAAAACTAGACGGTACCTATGCTCATCAGTCATGTCTCTGTGAACTTTGGGGACATACGTCCAAAAATCCAAGGTTACTCCATCCATACTGTAAAAAAGATTATCTAATAGTCTGCTTCCCTTGTTAGGTTGTCTGTATT